TCATCGGCAACCTGGAGACGATGATCCGAAGCCAATTCCCTGACGTCGACATCGACTTCCAGCATATGCAGGAGCCTCGAGGCCGCGGAATCTTTGGAGACGACGAGTCGCTGATGGATTCCATCTATCAATTCATCCAGGACAACTGGACTGCCGCCCTCTGACAACCTTGGCCCCGGGTGGGGCCAATACCACCCCCAGGGGCGCGACTGGCTAACGCGCAAACCACAGCAACACCACAGCAATGCACAGCAATGAACCTCAACAGCTTAATCTCAGCCCTGATGATCGTAGAAAGCAGCAACAACGACCTGGCCATCGGTGATCAAGGCCGGGCCATCGGATGCCTCCAGATTCACAAGGCCGTTGTCCTGGACGTCAACCGGATCACCGGCAGCCATTACCGGCACCAGGACATGACCAACCGGGTGCAGGCCAGAGCAGTCTGCCAGGCCTACCTGACCCACTACGGCAAGGGCAAGAGCACCGAGGAGCAGGCCCGGATCTGGAACGCGGGACCCCAGGGACACAAGAAGAAGCAGGCAACTCAGGCCTACTGGCTCAAAGTTCAACGCAATCTCAAATGACCAAACCCAAAACCATCAACGTGACACCAACCACACACCAAAAACTGCGAGCCTACTGCCTCGCCAACGGCCTCAAGATCCAGGCGGTGGCCGACCATGCAATCTTAGCCTGGCTTAAGAAGGCCGCCCGATGAAACGAATCTTGGCCATTGACCCAGGGATGTCCGGCGGCCTGGCGCACTTTGCCGGCAACCGGGTCACCCTGGAGCCCATGCCGGCAACCGACGGCGACATCCGGGAGGTGCTGATCAACTTCCTTAGCCAATCGGACGTGGTGTACATTGAGAAAGTCGGCGGTTACATCGGCGGCAAAGGGGCGCCAGGATCGGCAATGTTCAACTTCGGTCGCAATGTCGGCTTCCTGCATGGCCTCATCGCCAGCATGAACACCAGGTGCATCGAGGTTACCCCACAGCGCTGGCAGAAGACTTTGGGGGCTGGCACCAGCAAGACCCATGGAACGCGCTGGAAGGGCCATCTGAAGGGCCTGGCGCAGCAGAGGCAGCCGAGCCTACACATCACACTCAAGACCGCGGATGCGGTGCTTCTGTTGGAGCACGCTCTTATTGCGGAGGGCGTCAAGTGAGCGATCATTTTCGTGAGGTCAGGAATATGATCAGCGACACACCCATATCCGACTCAACCGCTCACAACGTAGGCGACCTCGGTATGCTATGCAGGAGGCTGGAGCGCAAACTAGCCGCGACTCGGAAATACCTGAGTGAGGTTTCGGAGCGCGTGAAACAACTCGAAATCGAGAACGACGCAATGCGAGCGGATCTGCTGTTATGGCGGCAGGACAAATGGCGTGAGTGATACACTCCAAACCATGAACCAAATAAAATGAAACACCTTCACGAACTGCCGGAAGACCACCGACTAAGGAACGTCGCCATCCAGGACATTGATGTCAGGATCCGCTGCCGTCACACCGGGACGACTCGCAATCCTCGACTCTGGAAGATCAAGCACGACACCTACAATCGCCTGGGCGACTCTTGGAAAACCAACTTCGACTTCATTATCCAATGAAAGACTTTGATGTAGCATTTACGATGATCGAATATGGCGGATCATTCGTTCGCAAACTAGGCGCCGCGGCGCTGGTGGCCGATCCAGAAAACCTGGCGAAGATCAAGGCCACCTGGCCCGACTACTGGTCGCAATACGACCGCATGGCAAAACAGCTTTCGGAGGTTGAGAAGCAATCCTCCAAGTAAACAACAACACAACACAGCAACAACATGGGTATCACAGTATCAACAAAACAAACAGGCGGCACCTTCACACCGTGCCCAGAGTACACCGGCCGAGCGGTCTGCGTCGACATCACGCCGCTTAAGGCCTACGAGACCGAGTACGGCACCAAGCAGAAGTTCAAGATCGCGTTCGAATTGGACATGATCGACAAGACACGCACCCCGGTGCAGCCCTGGGTGGTGATGACGGCGCCGATGACCGCCAGCCTGCACGAGAAGGCCGGCCTGACCAAGTTCCTCCGAGATTGGCACGGTCGGGCCCTTACCGCCGAGGAGACCACCAGCCTCGACCTGGACAGCCTCATCGGCCGACCAGCCACCGTGGTGATCGTCCATGAGCAGAGCCAAGACGGCACCAAGACGTTCTCGAACATCAAATTGATCATGGCTCACAAGAACGGCGAGCCGCTCAAGCCCTCGGGCCTATGGATCCGCATGGAAGACAGGCCGCCCAAGGATGACGACCAGGTGAAGACGGTAGTGCCGGCTACCGCGGCGCCGGTCAAGATCTCGGATGTGAAGGTGCACGTCGGCAAGTTCAAGGGCGTGCCGATCTCCGAGCTGACCGACGACGCTGTGCGAGGCCTGAGTGAGCATTGGTTACCAAAGGCTAAGGTCAGCGCCGGAAAGAGCCCCGAGGACATTTTTTTGATCGCCGCGGTCACCAAGCGCTTGCAGGAGATCGAGGCTAAAGATCAACCCAACTTCGACGACGTGCCCTTCTAATGAAACCCAGGAAGCCCTACGTTAAACTGGTCGACAAAGTTCCCGAGGTGGTTCGGATGCGCTCCGAAGGCAAGACCCTCGAGGAGATCGGGAAGCACTTTAACTTGTCACGCCAGCGCATCAAACAGATCGAGCAGTCGGCCGAGATGCACGAGGAGATCCTGCGACAATGGGGATTCCCGTTCACGGTCAGGACGTTCAACACCCTTGAAAGGCTGTGCGTCAAGAGCCGCGAGGAAGTGTTAAACCTCTACAACACCGGCCACCTTAGGCCAGGAGCCATTCGAGGATTCGGCTGGGTTTCCTACCATGAAATCTGCGAATGGCTCGAAGTGCCAACGACTAGAGATCCAATCAACTTCCTAGTCTGCCCTAATTGCGGTAAAGGATTTTAACCACCTTCCGGCAGCCTGTTGCTGCTGGGGACTCGTAGGGCCGGGGGCGCGCATCGGCCGACAAACGCGCAACAACTCTCAACAACTCTGACAAATGCCAGCCAATCCAAACATCTACTTTGACATTGAGACCGGGCCTCTACCGCTCGAGCAGCTCAACATCCCTCCCTTCAACCCGGCCGACGTGAAGATGGGTAATCTTAAGGATCCCGACAAGATCGCGGACAAGCTCCAGGCCGCTGAGGCCAACCACGCAAACGACTACATCCGCAACGCCGCCTTGGATGCCCTGTCGGGCCAGGTGCTGTGCATCGGCTACCGGGTCGATCACCAGGAGCAGAACATCCTGTGCGCCGATGCCGACGGCGAGGCCCACCTGCTGCGACAATGGTGGGCGCTGCTCAACTACTACGAGCGACAGCCTCAGCTCATCGGGTTCAACATCAAGGCCTTCGACCTGCCCTTCCTGATTAAACGCTCCTGGCGCCACAAGATCATGCCGCCCTACTGGTTGCGGAACGGCCGCTACTGGTCGGAGTTGGTGGTCGACCTCCGGGAGGTGTGGCAGCTAGGGGACAACCGAGCCCATGGGAGCCTAGCGTCTATCTCTAGGCACCTGGGACTAGGTGAGAAGTCAGGCAACGGCGCCGACTTTTCTATGCTGTGGAACACCGACCGGCAGGCGGCCATCGACTACTGCCTTCAGGACGTGAAGCTCACCCAGGCGGTGGCCGACATCCTGATGCCGGCTTACTGAGGAGCAACCATGACATGGATACTTCCCAGGCAGTTACACATCTTGGCCTGTGCGCTGGATACGGAGGCATTGAGCTTGGACTCAAACGAGCAATCCCAAGTCTGCGCACAATCGCTCTTTGTGAGATCGAAGCCTTCGCAATCGCGAATCTGGTCTCTAAAATGGAAGCGGGACTCATGGACCCGGCACCTATCTGGCCGGATCTTAAGACCTTCCCTTGGGCAGCATTTCGCGACCAAGTGGACATCCTCACTGGGGGCTACCCATGCCAGCCCTTCAGTGCAGCAGGGCAACGTCGAGGCAAGGACGACCCAAGGCACTTGTGGCCCTATATCGCAGACGGCATTCGACTTCTCAGGCCTCGGTGCTGCTTCTTTGAGAACGTCGAAGGACATATCAGCCTGGGGCTGTCCGACGTCATCGAAGACCTGGCAGGAATGGGTTATCGAACGACGTGGGGCATATTCTCAGCGTCTGAATGCGGAGCGCCTCACCAACGCAAGCGGGTCTTCATCATGGCCGTCGCCAGTGGCTTCAGAGGTACGCCAGGGCTTTCAGGATCGTTCCCGAGGGATGAAAGGCAGTCAGGAGAGTCTGACGACGGTGGTTGTGAAGTCATGGCCAACGCCAGCAGCCAGGGACCACAAGGACACTGGGGAAAACGTGGACATGAAGAAGGTGGCAGCCAAGTGCAAGTTATCAGGAGTGGTTGCAGTGCATGGCCCAGCCGTCCCGGCGAGCAGCAGTACAGATGGGAGCCGCCCAGAGTGGTTACAAATCTCGAAATTAGGGGGGGGGGAAATCTTGGATGACACCACGGACACAAATGACCAGAGACGGGAACCAACGATGGGAGGAGCAGGAAGAAACCTTGGGAGGCAAAATCAAGTGGATCCCAGCGCATTCCAACATCGAGGAGCAGATGGCAGTCATCGGAGAGACCAAGAACGCGAAACTCAACCCCCGCTGGGTGGAGACGTTGATGGGCCTCCCAGTGGGCTGGACTATGCCAAGCTGTGCATCACCTGTGACAATAGAACGGATGAGCTCCGACTCCTTGGTAACGGTGTTGTCCCAGCAACAGCAGAACGAGCCTTCAGAAGCCTGATGCAAGAGCTGGACATCGACCGTCCTGTCAGCTAATGAAGACCAGTCAGCGTGAGCCCTAGGAAGCGAGCGCAGGCACCACAAGAGAAACCATGTTCAACCAATTTCCCCCGTCCGCATCGTGTAACGTCGCGTTGTTTCTCCGCGAGTTCCTAGCACGGTGCGTGGCGGGGTTTTCTGTTTGAATTATGACCTACTCCGAAAAACTCCAACATCCGCGGTGGCAGAAGAAGCGCCTGGAAATCATGTCCAGAGACGGCTTTCAGTGCATCAAGTGTTCCTCCAAGACTAACACGCTGACCGTTCATCACTTTTACTACATCTCAGGGAGGATGCCCTGGGAATACCCAGACCAATCAATGGTCACTCTTTGCAGGAAGTGTCACGTTGAAGGAAACGACGATTCCTGCCCCAGGCCTGCTTACTTTAGTTCTTGGGAGCACTCAGCCTGCTTTGAGATTGAGCGTCAGATTCAGTTGAGTCACCACGAGATAGACTCAGATGAGGGATGTCTGTTTTTTATAGAACGAGCCGGAAATCAGGCCGGTTGGCCTCCGTTAGAAGTTATGCATCTGTTGAAAGAGGCTGCGGAAGATGGAATAATGACCGATCAATGGCTCCGAAACTTAAGGCAAGAGGTCACTAGGAAACAGGCTGAAAAACATTTCAACCAATGAGAATCCGCACGATCAAGCCGGAGTTCTTCCATCACGAGGGACTGTTCGAGGCCGAGCTGGAAACCAAGCTACCGCTCCGCGTGGCCTTTGCTGGCCTGTGGTGCATTGCTGATCGGGAAGGCCGTTTTAAATGGGAACCAAGGCGCATCGGTGTGCAGGTGCTGCCCTACGATGGCGTCGACTTTTCACGCGTGCTCGACGCGTTGGCCACGCGTGCTTTCGTTCTCAAGTATCGCGTGGGTGACGCGTGCTTTGGGTTTATCCCCAGCTTCCTAAAGCACCAGGTGATCAACAACCGGGAATCGGAATCAGTTCTACCGGATCCAGAGGGAAACATTGAGGAAACGCCAATAAACACCGAGGAAATTGACGCGTGCCCCACGCGTGCCCCACGCGACGACCACGCGGGTCAAGGGGAAGGGAAGGGAAGGGAAGTGAATGGAAAGGAAGGAGTTTCGCAGAAAGCCTTGAGTCCTGACCTTGAAGCCTTCCGCCTACGAATCGGTGCTATGGTTCGCCGTCGCCACGACACCCGCTGGAGCTCAAAGGAGATTAAGGCCTTGAAAGAGGTCTTTGAGCTCAACACACCGGAGGATGACATCCTACTTGTCGAAGCACGCTACAAGTCGAAGGACCCATATCTTCGAAGAGATGCTATGGCTTTGCTGAACAACTGGAACGGTGAGGTCGACAAGGTTAGAAGCGGTCTTCTGCCTGGTATCGGTGAATCCAGGGCGGCCGCAACCAGCCTCAACATATCGGACTACCAATGAGCGACCCCTACTTCGCCGAGGACGACGAGTTCGGCCTCCTGGGAGCCTGCCTATCCGGTGGCTCGGATGTCTGCTACGAGGTGTTCTCCAGGATCACCACCGAGGCTATCCAGAACGACAGCCTGCGCCAGATCTACGAGGTGACCAAAGGCCTGGTCGCCAAGACGGAGCCGGTCAACCTCCAGAGCCTGGTCAAGGAATGGAAACGCTCGATGCCTGGGACTCCGGTGCCTTTCGATGTGCTGAACCGCTGCGACGAGATATGCGCCAGCCCGTCCAACCATCCCGAGTTCTCCAAGGCTGTCCTCGAGGCCCATCATCGCCGGCAGTTAAGATTCGCCGGTGACCGTCTGATTCGCGACTCCGCTGTCTCCACCCTGTCTGTGGATCAAATCGTCGCCAATGCCGAAGCAGGGCTCACCGTTGAGGCATCCAAGGAAGAGGTGCAACCCTGCAAGTCGGTAGTCAGTCGGTTCATCGACTCTACCCAGGAGCGCTTCGCCAGGAAGGGCCACCTGTCCGGCATTACCTCGGGCTTCCGGCGCCTGGACGCAATGACCGACGGCTTCCAGTTCGGCGAGCTGGCCATCATTGCGGCCAGGCCAAGCATCGGAAAGACCGCCATCGCCATCGCAATAGCCCGGGCAGCAGCCATCGAGCACCGGGTGCCGACCCTGTTTATATCGCTGGAGATGTCCGACGAGTCTATCGTGCGACGTATGGTCTCGACTGTGGGCTCAATACCGATGCAGGACATCAAGACCGGCGACCTCGATGAAGGCGGAATGAAGTCTATGGCCAGCGCCTCCGCTAAGGTGGCCGGCAGCCCAATCTACTTCGTGTCCGGTTCCGGTGTGTCCAACATCGCCACCATCACAGCACTAATCCGCCGGGCTGTTAGGAAGTGGGGCGTCAAGCTCGTCCTAATCGACTACCTCCAGAAGATCCACGGGAGCAAGGCGGCCGAAAAGAAGACCTATGAGATCGCCGAGGTCTCCGGTCGACTCAAGGCCATTGCTTCCGACACCAAGACCGCGGTGGTCGCCCTAGCCCAGCTCAACCGGGAGAACGAAAAGGACAAAGGCCGGGTGCCTCGCCTCACCGACTTGGCCGACTCTGGTCAGATAGAACGTGACGCCGACCTGGTGCTGCTGCTCAACCGGGAGCGCAACCAACCCAACGGCGAGGCCATCATCGCTGTCGCCAAACAACGCGACGGCGAGTGCGGCCTCGTCCCCCTCTGGTACGAAGGCCAGTTCTGCCGGTTCACCGACCCATCGCCCAGCTTCTAACAATGAAAATACCCTACGACCTCGACCGCATCAAACTCCTACACGAAGCCCCCAACCTGGTTGCCCTGGCAATCAAGCGTGGCTGGATGTCCTACCCTCGCAGCGTCCGGATAAGCGCCATCGGCACGCCCATCTTGGTGCTTGAGGAGGAGGAGGACTACGAGATCACCGCCACCGCCCAGGATGCCGACGTGTGTCGCAAGGCCTACGACTTGCGCGAGCGTAACCTTAGCCTCGACGATGTGGCCAAGGCGTGCGGTGTTGCCCGTGGTTCGGTGGCTTACATCATAGCGAAAGGCCATGAGATGTATTTAAGGCAGCAAAGGATAGGGCATAGTACAATAGACACATCTGTTAAACCTGCAAATATGTAAGGAATCTTTTGCCATATCTCCAATAACAGGTGAACGCGAGAC